AATACCAGCGTGACCGGTAAAACCACATCCGGCTATGAGCGCAGCCACCGTATCGATCTGCCTCAGGCGGGCAGCACCTGGACAATCCGCCTGCGCAAGCTTACCGCTGATGCCAACAGCGCGAAGATCGGCGACACGATGACACTGCAGAGTTTCACCGAGGTGATCGATGCCAAACTGCGTTACCCGAACACCGCGCTGCTGTATATCGAATTCGACTCAAGCCAGTTCAACGGCTCTATCCCGCAAATTTCCTGCGAGCCGCGCGGGCGCGTGATCCGCGTACCTGACACCTATAACCCGGAAACCCGCACCTACACCGGCACCTGGACCGGTGCGTTTAAATGGGCGTGGACCGATAACCCGGCGTGGATTTTTTACGACCTGGTTGTATCCGACCGGTTCGGCCTAGGGCACCGGCTCACGGCGGCGAATATCGACAAATGGACGTTGTACCAGGTAGCCCAGTATTGCGATCAGGCGGTACCGGACGGGAAGGGCGGCAGCGGTACCGAGCCGCGGTACATCTGCAACGTATACATCCAGGACCGGAATGACGCCTATACTGTTCTTCGTGACTTTGCGGCCATATTCCGGGGCATGACGTACTGGGGAGGGGATCAGATTGTGGCCCTGGCAGATATGCCCCGGGATGTGGATTACAGCTACACCCGCGCCAACGTCATTGATGGCCGCTTTACCTACGCCAGCAGCACCACGAAAACGCGCTATACCACAGCGCTGGTGTCCTGGTCTGATCCCGCTAACGCCTACGCTGACGCGATGGAACCGGTGTTTGAGCAGGCACTGGTGGCGCGCTACGGATTTAATCAGCTGGAAATGACGGCCATTGGCTGCACACGGCAGTCGGAGGCGAACCGTAAAGGCCGCTGGGGCATTCTCACCAACAACAAGGATCGCATCGTATCGTTTGACGTTGGTCTGGATGGCAACATACCTCAGCCCGGGTACATCATCGCCGTCGCTGATGAAATGCTGTCCGGGAAGGTCACCGGCGGGCGAATCAGCGCGGTAAATGGCCGGGTGATCACGCTGGACCGCGTTCCGTATGCGAAGGCAGGTCACCGCCTTATTCTCAACCTCCCGTCCGGTGCATCTCAGGCGCGCACAATCCAGGCAGTGAACGGAAAAGCGGTGACGGTCAGCACGGCCTACAGCGAAACGCCGCAGGCGGAAAGCGTCTGGGTGGCGGAATCCGACGAACTGTATGCACAGCAGTACCGTGTGATAAGCATCAGCGACAATAATGACGGAACGTTTACTGTTACCGGTGCGGCTCACGATCCGGATAAGTATGCGCGCATAGATACAGGTGCCATTATTGACCAGCGCCCGGTGAGTGTCATACCTCCGGGTAACCAGTCGCCGCCAGCTAACATCGTCATCAGCTCGTTTTCAGTCGTTCAGCAGAATATCAGCGTCGAAACCATGCGCGTAAGCTGGGACCAGGCGCAGAATGCTATCGCCTATGAAGCGCAATGGCGCAGGAACGACGGCAACTGGGTTAACGTGCCGCGCAGCTCCACCACCTCCTTCGACGTGCCGGGTATTTATGCCGGACGCTACCTTGTACGCGTGCGCGCAATCAATGCCGCCGAGATTTCCTCCGGGTGGGGTTATTCAGAAGAGAAAATGCTGACGGGCAAAGTAGGCAATCCGCCAAAGCCAGTGGGATTTGCAGCCTCTGACAACGTTCTTTTCGGTATTGAGCTGACCTGGGGGTTTCCGGCCAATACGGACGATACGCTGAAAACTGAAATCCAGTACAGCCCGACCGGGAGCGCGGATAATGCGTTGTTGCTAGCCGATGTGCCATATCCCCAGCAAAGATACCAGCAGATGGGCCTCAGGGCTGGCCAGATATTCTGGTACCGCGCGCAGCTGGTTGATCGGACGGGTAACGAATCTGGTTACACCGACTGGGTGCGCGGCATGTCGAGCGATCAGGCCAGCGATTATCTAGAAGCCATTAAAAACGAAGTGCTGTCGTCGGAGGACGGCAAGGCGTTAACGGAGCAGATCGACTTTAACATTGCAGGTGTCCTGCAGAACACCCTGGCTGGCATTCAGGGGGCGAATATTACCTTCCAGCAGTTCGGCGCTGCGTATGCGGAAATCTCAAACGCGCAGATCCTGATTGCTGATGCTAACCAGGCGTTTGCGCAGTTCCAGGAACTGGTTGCTGTTCAGTTTGCTGGAAACGCAGCGGAAATTAATGAGGTAAAAACCGCGCAGGCTACCGCAGATCAGGCTTTTGCTGAATATAAACTCGTAGTGAGCGCCAGCTTTAATGGCGTGAATACGAGCATCGATGGAATAAATAAAAGCATTGTTAAAGTGCAGGCCGACGTTGTTACCCTCCAGACGGCGCAGGCCGATGCCAGCAGGGCCTTTGCTGAGTACCAGCAGCAGGTAACGGCTACTTTTGGTCAGCAGCAGGCGGCGATTAACCAGAAGATGACATCTGTGGTTAACGCAACCAGCGCCAGCGCGATTTACACGTTACGCGCGGGGGTGAATTACAACGGGCAGTATTATGACGCCGGGCTGTCAATTGCGACGATTGCCAGTGGCTCCGGTATCGTCAGCCGCGTGGCGATCAATGCCGACCAGTTCGTGATGCTCTCCGGGCAGGCCGGTGCGCAGTTTTCACCGTTCGCTGTTGTCGGTGGACAGGTCTTCCTGAACAGCGCCTTCATCCAGGAGGGAACAATCACTAGCGCCATGATTGCAGGCTACATCCAGTCAACCAACTATGTCGCAGGCTCGGCTGGCTGGCGTCTGAATAAGGCAGGCACCCTCGAAATTAACGGCAGTACAGGCGGGGGGCAGCTTAAAATCACACCTGACAGAATTGTATTTTATGACGCTTCCAACAGACCCCTGGTGGTCATGGGTAAGCCGTTATGATGCAAATGTTTATTGAGGGAACCAGCTTCGACGCAACAAACTCTATGGGATTCACTTATGTGATAGATCATATTGTCGTGAATGGGGCCGGTTCGAAAACATATTCCACGTCAGGGTTTAATCTCGACGTGACCGCAATGAATAATACCCTGGCAAACAATGAGCAAAATAACACTATTACCGCCTCAGTCTCAGGCAACACATTGTCATGGAACACCACAATTCCGCTGCGACTGATGGTGACAGCAACAGCGAAGACAGGGGCTGATACGGGATACGCCGGGTTTGCTCTTTATCAGTACCCGGCCAATATCAAAACCGTAAAGCTTGCACCCGACTTTACGCCATTTGTTCTGACAAATGTTATCGATATTGAGCCAGGTGCCAGAACAGTCGATACCGGTGTCCCGGTGGGGTCAGGGATTATGGTTTTCATGCGGAACCGTAATAACGAAGGGGGAGCACTGAGCCGATCTTTCTTCAATCAGATAGAAAGTGGAGGGACATATCAGTTGCAGTTTGCTAATGCGGGACAGAATCAGTACCCGACAAGGGCATATGTATTTTCAAAGGTTCTGCCTCCCCTTCCTGCTGCTGGGTTCTATATGTACCGCGACGGGGTGATGATGTGGCACAACAATTGTCTCCCACTGGACGCTAAATTTATCACTCAGTCATATATGGAGTCAGATCGGCCAATGGCAGTTACGACCGGAATAACTGGCTTTATGTATATCCCGCAGGATCCAGCAAACCCAAATTATGGATTCTCTAATTACCTCTGCTCAGGTGCCGGTATAGCAAGCAATGGCAAGTGGAGAACGAATAACACTGAGGTTTATCAGTCAACGCTTGGTAGCGTAAGTCTAACAGTGAAGTCCTGGGTCGTAGGTACGAAAGTCATGTATATAGACTGCGATCCCTACGACAACTACTACAGACAATCTCTTAAAAAGTAGTCCTCTCCCTCAATTTATCCGAATTACAGAACCCAGCTCAGGCTGGGTTTTTTTATGGAGCAAATATGTCCGCAGGCACAATTAAGCTTACTAATGGCTCTACTGCAGTAGTCGGTACCGGCACTGCGTTTACCTCAGATCTGAAATCAGGTGACGTTATTACCGCAACAGTCGGAGGTATATTCTTCACCCTGTTTGTTAACGCCGTGACGAGTAACACCGCTCTCACACTGACCGATCCATTCACCGGGCCGACAACTTCCGGGCTGGCCTGGGTTGCAGTACCGCAGCTGACGCTCAACCGCATTACCGCTGCGCTGGCCGCTCAAACTGCCGAGTCGGTGCGCCGGGTACTGCAGGAGAACGCGAACTGGCAGGCTTTCTACACTGGCACTGGTGATATCACTGTTACGCTCCCTGACGGAACACCAACCGGGCGTCCGGTTCCCGGACCGTCATGGGCGAAGATCGCTGGATTAACAAATTCGGCGTTGCAATGGCGCGGAGGCATCCCGGCCAGCTCCAACCTGAACAACTTCGGACCCACCTCCGCTTATACGGGGGCGTGGGGACAGTCCAGCGTGAGTGTGACCGCTGCTGACCTTGCGAACGGATACCCGGCGGCAGAGCGCGGCGTGCTGGAGGTGTTCGCTGGTGGCCGTAATAACTGCACCCAGCGGTACACGACTGATGGCGGGCGGTTCTTTGTGCGCTGGCTTGCCGCTGCCTGGAATGCTGCGAGTCCGTCATGGTCTGACTGGATCGAGATTGGCGGATTGAGTTCAAATACAGTTCTTCCGGCCTCAGTCACAACGCTTTCTGATGCTACATACTTTGCGCAAAACCAGACTTACGTATTGTCCGGGACGCGTACAGATAGCCCGGCAGGGCTAACCGCGGGGCAGAATAACGCGATCATGATGTCAATGCGTCGCGCTGGCGGGACGATCATGGGTCTGCACCAGACGCTGTTTACCGCCGTAGGAACTTACGAGCGATACGGCGCGCCAAACGCAGCAACTGGATGGACCTCTGTAAGCTGGTACTCTGGCGGTGACGCCAACGGCTGGCGGCTAGTCGGTGCTGATGCAATGGCGGCGCTGGGGATTGGTCTCTCTAACGTTACCCCAAAAGATCCATTCGACTGGCAACAGGCCGATATGGTTACAGGTCAAAAATGGTTAACAACGGTTGGCAACTGGGTTAATCCCCCGCCTGGGATATCAATCGGAGCAACGGCAAACGTTGTGCTGGAGTGTATTACTAACCAGGCAAGCAGGCTTGTTCTTCGCGTCGTGTCCAATGCTGCAGCAAATGGTAATCGCGCTGAATATATCGCTGTAGGTACTGGTGCAAAAGGAAGCAGAACCTGGACAATAACCCAGAGCTTTAACAGCGACTCATCTACAGTGATCCCCATTGCCAATGGCGGCACTGGTGAAGCAACAGCATCAGCCGCAAGGACGGCTCTTGGCGTTGCTTATGGCTCTGCCGCCGGAACGGTTGCACAGGGTAACGACACCCGCCTGAATACTGTCAATAACAAAACGGGCGGGAATATCATTTCAAGTGTTACTTGTACCACTGGTAGTACGTTGGGCATTGGCGGCGCCAACAATCCAATTTACCTGACAAACAATGCTGGCGATGGATCGCCGATGACTTTTACAAACCAGATTTTCGGGAGATGGTACAACGCCAACTGGGTTCTGGGTGGCGTTCGTGGTGGTGGCACAGAACTTAGCCATGTGCAACTCTCCGTTAACAACGCAAATCAGGCCACTGATTTCACATTCAAATCAACCGGGGTTGCCACCGCTACTCAATGGCAGGATGTATCCGATGCTCGCAAGAAAGAAAACAAAAGGATAATTGAAGAACCCATCGAGAAGATGAAGACCTTTCGCGGCATCACGTTTTCATACATCGAAGGGGGGAGCACGTCAGCAGGTTATATCGCGCAAGAAGTGAGAAAAGTTCTGCCGGAAGTCATCAGCGAAGATCATGAGGGGTTCCTGTCAATGAACGTCGCCGGGGTCGGCGCTTTGCATCATGAGGCGATCCTTGCGCTGGTTAAACGGGTTGAGTATCTGGAAGCCAGGCTTGGTTTGCAGCCCAACGATGTAGAACCAGAAGAGACGGGTGAACAACCGGATGTTCAGCAGTAACTATCAATAGGCATAGCCACTTTGCCCTACAATCTCTTTAAAACTACTGTAAGTATACACAGTAATAATAAATGAGAGGTCACCATGCCCCGCCGTCTCGACATCCATGCCGCGTTTGTGGCAGCCATACAGCAAAACCCAAAGGGCTATCGGTGCTTACGCACAGAAGACTTTATCCGTGAACTGGCAAAGGTCCATTGGCATTTCAGCCGGGCCGACGCCAACGAGTGGATAGCGCGCTACCAGCCAGATTTCACGGATAAGACAACTGACGGAACCGACAATCATTACTGGATCCTGTGCAACATGGGGAGGGTGCACTGATGGGCTTTCCTTCACCAGCAACTGACTATGTAGAGCGCAGGGTCTGTCCTGAATCTATCTGCGGCATTAGCATTGATAGCCGCATCCTCGAAACTTCATCAGGATTTGCCGTTATCGAGCCGCTCACCCGGTTGGTACAGGGGCAGGTTCTGCTGATCCTTAGTGGCGGGCAGACACAATTTGCACGATTTCTGGGAAAAGCATTAATCACGGAGGACGGCGAGGCGATAGAAGGCGACGCAGCAGAAGAGGTCGTAGTCCTAGGCAGAGTGACGTTCTTCATCAACAACACGGACGCTGATGAAAGCCCTGTGTAAATGCAGCCT